ATACTTGCTGCTCATAGGTAGCTTGACCCTGACCCTGTGGTAAACCGGCAATGTAGGTGGCAGGTTGTGACGGAGAACCATCCGTGCGCTGCGAAAGCGCACCAGGACCAGATGCTACAGCTGGATTCTTAGGTTTGCGATAGCCACCTTGCGGACCAGTTGGTTGCATTATTGACATTAGTCTTCGTCCTCGCCCTTCGTGTACTGCTGTCGTATTGGGTCATCTGCTGGAACTATCCATTCTGGATAGCTTGTTCTGTCCATAGCAAATGCCATCGCGGTACCCTCGTCGAATCCGGCTCGGACACACGCATCATAAACTTCTTTTGCGGCAATAGCCCAAAAATCAATTTTGGTTAGTACCGGCTCTTTGGTAGTCCTGCGTCTACGTTGCTGAACTTTTTTTCTTTTGGTAACTCGCTTACGTTGCTGTGGCATAGCTACCTCCGTATTGTTGTTCGAGCGCTTGCGCTTCCTTGACCACCTGCTGATAGGCTAGATAAAAGTGTTTGCAAATTTGGTTGTCCTGCAGGAGAAGCGCCTCCTACTGGCGCAGCGGGAGCAGGGGACGGTTGCTCAACCATAGGGGCACCAGCAGGAGGTAATTCTGGAGCGAAGACTTCTTCAACAGCGTCTTCGATTGGTACACCCTTTTGTCGAGACTTGATGACATCTGCAATCTTCTTGATGACTGTTGATGGGTCTTCGCCCGCAACTGCCATCTGTGGAATTGCCTGGGTGTAGGCTTGTAGAGATTGAACCAGCGACTTGCGCATATTTTCAATCTCAATCTTTTCTTGCTCCTGTGTGACGTTGATGCCAAACGGCAACTCACGCATAGCAAGGTCAGTAGAGATTAGCCCGCCCCCTAGTGCTTGTAGCATAAAAATCAAACCTTGTGCTGGGTTGAGTCCAGCCAACATTCCATAGCGAACATCTGCGGAGTAGTCCTTCTTGATGTCCTTGCTTGGCTTGTAGGTAATCTGGTATGGAGAACCAGCGTCTACACCACGAATAGTCTTCTCATAGTCAAAGAACTTCTCGTCTACCTCAAAGCAGACAGAGATAACGTCGCGGAGCGCCGAAGCAAAGATAGCTTGCGCTGACTTGACCTGGGTATCAAATCCACCCATAAGAGCTTGGACGCCTTGACCCGTGATGATGCTGGCGTCAATGTTGCCAGTTCTACCTTCTGGGTAGCGGGTTCCGGTACGCAATTCTTGTTGGAGCAACTGCTGCTCAGTGAATGCGCCTGGTGGGATGTTCAGGTCTACACGACGAACTCCTGCTGGGTTGGATGTGCGGATAACCGCATCGCCACCCATCTCAAGTTCATTGACATCGGCAGGGAGAACAATCGGAGACTGCACGGACTTTTCCGCTGCTTCCATCGCAAGTAATGCGAACCTATTGCGAAGCAACTGAATGCCGAGGACGTCATCAAACTGTCCACGCATCTCGCCATCCACGGATGGGCGGCGTGCTACTACAACCATCATTCTGCCAATTGGATTCTTGGCTTGGGAGAGAATGAGGTTATTGCGTTCTGGTACATACAGAAGTGACTGCTCGCTATCGTAATAGCGCACAATCTCAATCTGCGAGTTCATATCCGACTTGTACATTTCCTTGCCAAGGAGGATATGGGCGTACTCAGGGAACTGGGAAGCCAGTTCACCGACTGCCATATAGTAGCGTTTAGCGAAGGCGATGCAGCGCCCATAGCGGTCAAACTCAGGGTAAGCACCCACTGGGTTTTCTATGCGTATGCGCGGCAGCCCCGCTTCATCGTCAAGTTCAATTATGAACGGGACGAAGCCGAAGGTGATGTATATGTCTGCGCCTGTATACATCTGGACCTGAAGGTCAGAATGAGAAAAATAGTTATTAGCAATACGGGTACGTGTATCAGCGAACTTACGAGCACGGTCATTCGCTTGGTTCGCAGCGGAGCAGTTGACGGATGGTAGGGGCGCCATAACCTCAGATAGGTCTCGCGCAACAATATCAATAAAATTTGCAACGACATTAGCGTCAACACCTTCGGGGAAGAAGTCAGGGTATACAGATGAAATCTGACCTCTGCGGACAGCAAGGACGTCTTGCTGGCGTGAGTCGCGGTCTTGCGCACGCTCTCGTAGGTTCTCTACTCGCGCAGAGATTTGCTCGATAGATAACATCTATTTCCTATCCGTAGGTTTGTTGCCATTGTTCGGCAACCATCTCGTCAATGTTCACCGTGTATCGTCGTGAAGCTTGTGCCCTAGTAGCCCAGCGATTGTGGGCGTACTTCTGGACATATGAATTCTGTTGCATAAACTCTCGGCAGCGAAGCACTCCAAACCAGAGTGCCATCACGCAGTCAGTCTTGCCTCTGGTGTTAGGACGCCAGGTAATCAATTGTTGAACTAAAGCCTTGAGTCCCTCAGAACCTTCAGTACTTGGTAGCTCGATGAGGTTATTCTTTTGGTGTTTTCCGTTGGCGACGGACCCAAAGAGCGTAGACATTCCCGCGACGCCAAATGTGGTGTCCCACTTATTCTTGCCAGTAAAGTGAGCATTGAGTCGACATCCATACATAGAGAGCCACTGCTGTAAATCGGAGTCGAGGGCATAGGCTTTTTGGTGGGCGTTGATTTCGACCCGAAGCTCCTGCGGTTTGTATTTCTGAACAAACTCCTCAATTGCCTGCCTAATCTTCTGTGGTGTTGGCTCTGACATATCAAGACAGTCCAACACATAAATCTTTCCGTCAATGCGGTTATAGGTCATTGCTACAAACGCAGCGCGTCCCGCACCCATCGCGGGGTCAAAGCCTACGACGGTATAGCCCTCAACAGTATTGGGGTGTCCCGCAGCGCCTGGTCGTAGTGGACCGCGCTTACGCATTCCGTTCAGCGAACCTTGCACCAGCTCAGCGGGAAAAATAGAATCTTCAGAAACGTCTTCTTGCTGGTAGACCAACGCCCAGGTATTTGGGGTTACTTCTCCCCTGCGCTTGGCAATGGTCGGTCCATCCCACTTGGGATAGAGTCCGTTTTCGTCAGGCTCCTCATCATCGCCATCCCACGGAGCGTCCGACTTTGCCCATAGCGTAACCCAGTCTTTTGGCTTCTCCGCATACTGCAGAACCGCAGGCATACCCATATAGGTGAAAGGGCTTTTGCCACCAGACCAGTACTTCGGGTCACGTAGCTCCTTGTAGAAATCAGTTGCCGCAATTCGCGTCCCTACCACCAGCAACTTACCGTTCTTACCCAGACGGGTAATAACTTCTTTCTGGAGCCAGTTGATTTGCTTCTCGTACTCGTGGGCGTTCGCCGTAGTGATGCAGTCGTCCAGGATAATCAAGTCAGCGCGGGCACCGTAGATTTGCCCTCCCATACCAAGGGCTTGGATGGTGGGGTCCTTCTCGGAGGAGTTACGGGCATCGCTCCCAAGGTAGACGGTATCAACGCGCCAGGTATCGGAGTCTTCCTTCCAACCCCCTTCTGGTCCAAATGTTGTCTGCAACTTCAACCAGCGTGGGTGGCTCAACCTTTGTTTGATGGCGTACACGAACTCGCGTGCCTTGACCAGCGTCTTAGAAACTACGATGATTCTAACGTTCGGATTGAGAGCGATGCGGTATGTCGAATAGTTCACCGTAATCACGGTGGACTTGGCGTGCTCAGGTGGCACGTTTATGAGGAGGCGGTTTTGCTCGCCCTTCTCATAAATCATACTTGGGTGGAGCCAGCTTGGCTCTCGACCCTCTAGTAGGTCAATCCAGTCCTGGTGGTGGGGAAACACCTTCTGGTCCAGGAACATCTCGGAGAACTGTGGAAAACTTATATCGTCCCGTGCTATCCCCAGGGCGGTGAGGGAACGCTCCTTGGCGTCCTCCTTAGCCTGGGCTAAATCTTGGGCAAACTTCTTGTCCCGCAGGCACCAGATTCTGATGGTGTCGGGTTGCTTACCGACCTCTAGCATCGCCTTGTGGGGCGCCCACCCCTCAGAGACCAAGGCTATGACTTTAGCCTTTGCGGCTTCCGCAGCCTCTGTCCTAGGGTTCTTAGCCCCCTTTTGAAAACTCACAGAGCTGTCCCATCTACAACTATTAGTACAGTACAGATAGCTAGAAACAGCTAGCTAGAAACAGATAGTTATACAGTACTGTAACGCAAGCCTAAAGGCTTGCTACTATCAGTGGGCGCTTAGCGCCCCTATATAGTATATAATCCGTTCAAACAGCCAATCCGAACGCTTTGCTTGCAAAGTGTGAGCCAACTCACAGAAATAACCCTACCAAAATAGGACATACTAGGACAGTATAGGGGGCATAGGCTTGTACGGGAAAATAGTTCTGGTAGATACTCTACTGTGTTTACCCCGCCTTTATAAAGTCTGGGGTCAGCGCAGACTCAGTACAGACTCTGCGTAGTACTACCAGTCCAGTACTGGGAGGCGCTAGCCGTCAGGCTATCCCCCGCTCAGTCTCAGAGACCTCGCGCCAGTAATAATTCTATCCATCTGGACTGGCTATAAAAACAGAATCGGCAAGCCGATTGCCGAGGGGCTATCCGCCCCTCTGACCCCGACCAGCATCTTGCTGGACCCGACAAGGGCTACTCGCCCTTGACCCCGCCAGCGTTCCGCTGGACCGGCTTCGCCTCAGTGGCTGAGGGGTGCCTACTGCGGTCCGTACTCAGGCGTCGCACCGAAGTCGCTACGGCGCGTGGCACAGCTCGCTTCGCTCGCTCACGCGCCTCTGGTGTTGCTCTTTGCTCCTCGGCA